TTTTGGAAACTGAAAAAGTCATATTGCCACCTCCCGATGCCGCATCATGTGCGCGTATCCAATAGTCATTTGCATTGGAGGCGGATGCCATATAGAAAGAACCGCCCGTTTCGGAACTATAGAGATAGGAGGAAGTGATATTCCAAGCACCAATTGTTCCACTCTTTGAAACCATACGTCCGGCAGATGAAACATAAAAGGTTGCAGCACCCAGACCGATGCCGTTTGTGCCAAGATAGACACCGGCAGTTGAACTGGAATACGAAGTCTTTGATTTATAAATAGCAGATGTCCCAATTGTGAAGCCACCAATTGTGCCACTTTGGGCGGTGATTGAGCCTGTGATAGTAAGACCGCTTGAAGTAACACTCATCACCGTTGTGGCATTTGAGTATAAATAAAAGCCGCTTGAAGAAAGCGACCATCCGAAACTGGAAGAAGAATCACCGCAAGTCTTATCCGCTTTCATTGACACTTCCGCAGATATTTCGGTTGCGGTCTGCTGCAAGGTGGATACGCTTGCCGTGAGCGTAGTTATATTTGAGGTGTTATTATCCACCTCTTCTGTAATCAAGGCAACCTCGCTTGTAAGTCCATCAAGGGTGCTTTGCATCGTGTTGGATTTGGTTGTCAGCGTAGAGATATTGCTACGCAAAGTGTCCGTGCCGTTTTGCTCCTTCCACGCAGAGCCGTTATAAACAAAAGTCCTAGGAGGTGAGTAGCTTGTATTCACCCATAGTTGGCCTTTGTAAGGGCTAGACGGTGCAGTTGTTGATGCAACCACATCGTTTAGCGAATGTATGGTATATTGCGATTGCGCCTGCATTGTAAGCCCTCCTTTTGTCAAATTCCTAGCAACGATTCAAGCTCTTTAACGCGCTTTTTTATTTTTTGTATTTCCCACGTATTAAGAGCAACGAACTCGTCTCTGCGAAGTTTCCATTCTTCCTTCTCACTTCCCGGACATTCAAGCATTACCGCTGCAAAATCCGACAGAACGAGCCCAGCATCCTCAATAGCCTCCACCACCTCTTGTGCGATAAAGCCTGTGTGATATCTGTTGGATGTTCCGTCATTATATTTGTAACGCTTGGGAATGAGGTTATCGAATAGGGTTTCATAGGCATCGGGAATGGCCTCAATACTATTTTTGATGCGTCTATCCGAAGATGCACTTTTGATAATATCAACGATTGTTTGCCACCTTACACTTGGGTAACTCGAAGTACCATAAAGCTTATACTGTAGTGTTTCGGGATAGATATATACGACATCATTGCCGTTAAATCCCGCTACACTTCTGTACGAAGCAGACATACCAGAACTACTATAACCCCAACAACCAATAGAACCCGATGTAAAATAGCTATATTTAGCCCACACCGTTGTCGTGTTAATTTTGACGCCAGTAGCCGTATTGCCCGAAACAGTACCATACACTAGCCCACCATCGGAAATGTTTAGACTTCCTATCTTACCACTGGTTGCCGTAATCGTTCCCGAGAACGAGCCAGAAGCCGCCGAGAGCTTTCCTGAAAAAACTGCGCCCGAGGCATCATCTACACGGAAGCCAGGAAGATAAATATAATAGCTCGAATCATCGTAGTTTGCGTCGATATAGTAGCTACTGTTATTTCCAAAGTACAATCTGCCCGTCACAGTCATATTTTGCACCGAACCCGATGTTGCAGTTATAGCACCCGTGATAGTTGCGGTTTTAGCCGTAAGGGCGCCAGCCGAAGTCACATAGAAAGTACCTGCGCCCAAGCCAATGCCGTCCGTGCCGAGATAAACGCCTGCGGTTGTGTTGCTATAAGCCGTTTTCGTTTTATAAATCGAGGAAGAGCCTATCGTGAAGCCGCCAATAGTTCCGCTTGGTGCGGATAGCGTTCCTTCAAAATAAGCGGAAGTATCGTCCACTCGGAACTTCGGAAGGTAAATATACCACGAGCCGTTATCGTAGTTGGGATTCAAGAAGTATTCTTGATTTTCATTGAAATAAATACTGCCTATGATAGTTACTTCACTGAATGTGCCGCTTGTAGCATAAATAGTGCCAGTAATATTCGCATTGGTGGCATATAAATATCCTGCCGAGGTTACATAAAATGAGCCTGCGCCAAGACCGATTCCGTTAGTTCCGAGATACACTCCAGAAGTAGAACTGTTGTAAGCGGTTTTTGTTTTATAAATAGATGATGTTCCTATCGTAAAACCGCCAATCGTACCACTGCTTGCCGTTATATTGCCGCTAACAGATAATCCCGAACTAGTAACGCTCATAACAGTTGTCGAACTGGAATAGAGGTAAAACCCACTACTCGTCAGCTTCCAACCGAAAGACGATGTCGAACCACCTTCGGCATTCACCTTTGTACTTATCGTAGCAGACAAATTCGAGGTTGTTTGCTCTAGTGATGAAATATCCCCCTCTGCTGTAGAGACGCGACTTGTTAGACCGCTGACGGATGTTTGAAGAGTTGAAATATTGCCCTCTGCTGTGCTGACACGTGAGGTTAATCCCGATGATGTTATTGTCAAATCCGAAATGTCGCTTTCGTTTGCGCTTACACGCAAGGCGATGCTTGATGCTGTTTGCTCAAGCTCGGAAACATTGGTTTGAATATCGAGGATATTTTCTTCAACTGTACCGAGGTCGTTTTCAACAGTCTCCACTCTTGTCGTAACCGATGACACGGTGCTTGTAAGCCCATCAAGGTTGCTTTGCATTGTGTTCGATTTAGTCGTAAGAGTGGAGATGTTGCTTCGTAGTGTATCTGTTCCGTTCTGTTCTTTCCAAGCAGAACCATTATAAACAAAAGTCCGCGGGGGTGAATAACTGGTATTCACCCACAACTGACCTTTATAAGGGCTTGACGGCGCAGTGGTCGAGGCAATGACATCATTTAGCGAATGAATCGTAAATTGTGCTTGCGCCTTCATAAGCAGCCCTCCTTTTATTTACAGCGTTACAACCACCATAAAGGTTGCCTTGGTAGTAACATCGGAAGTTGCAACCGAGAGGGTTTTGCCAGATTTCGTGCCGCTTGTACCCCAAGAGGTGTCGATTGCGCCATCCTTGTTGTATTTCGTCCAAGTGTAAGTGCCTTTACCGTCAGCATCGATTTCAGTACCCGCCTGATACACAACAGCCGTAAGCACCGTAGAGCCTTGACCATTCTTAAAGACATCTCCGCCTGTAGAGGTAATCACCACTTGAATCGGGTCGGAGTTATCGATGAAGGTTGCCACATCGGTGAACTTACTATTGTAAGTGTTGGAGGTCGAATCCGAGTCGGTGGCGATACACTTAAATACCGCGTAACTATCGACCGCTGCAGCATAAATCGTAATGGTTGCCGTGGTCGTGCCTGTGTACATACCCGTGGTATCGGAGAGCTTCCTCCAACCTACACCGAAGGACGCATCGTAGCCCGTGGACGAGGAGCTTGTAACCGCTGAATCCATAATCGCCCACTTATAGGTAACATTCGTGGTATCAACGGAAGAACCTCTCCAAAGCTCCGCCTTGGCAGTAAGGGTAGCAACCTCGCTGTTTTTAAATACGTTACCATCGGGAGTGGTAACAAGAAGGTCAACGATACCGCCGCCGTTTACAACGCGAGAGAACGAAATTGTCAACGGATGCGTAATAGAAAGTCCCGTAGAAGAATCCTTGTAGGTAATAACGCAGCGGTAATCAATACCCGTAAGACCTGCCATTACATTGCCCTTGACAGTCAAAATGTGGCTCTTGGTGCCGCTTAACGCATAACTGCCCGAAGTGGTAAGCGCAGTTGTAGATGAACCGATATACCACTTTACCGAGGTTACCGAAGATGAGGTGATTTGGTCTGTGGTAGTACCGATTACATAAAGGCTCGGTGTGAGAACGAGGTTCGTGCTTGACCAGTCGGGATTGTAGCTTCCGTTATCGGGATTATACATCTGCGTCTTGGCAAGGTTCGAGCCGATATAACCCGTGAGGGTTAAGGCGTCATTGTAGTCAATAATCGTAAATTGACCTTGTGCTTTACTCATGATAATTACTCCTTTTTGTTTTTTATTTAGCCTAAAAGACTTAATCTTGTAGTAGTGTCAATGAGGTCGCAGAAAAAAGTGGCGCGCACATTGACGTCATCGGATGTGATTTCGATGGATTTTGTTCCACCGAAGTGTTCCGCATTCCATACCTCATCCGCCTCCGCATCATCCGAGACGCGAGTCCATATAAACTGATTGTCATCCAGTGTATCGGTTATGTTCTCATCCCAAGAATAAACGACTGCGGTGAGAGTCGTATTGATGTTGCCGTTTTTGAAAATATTTCCGTTGGAGGAAATAATCACGAGGCGGTACATCTTTTGTTCGTTAATCTCATCAATTCTGCTATTGGTTTCCTCTACAGTTTCGGTAGTCGCATACGCGCGTAAAACAACCTCTCCCGTTTCAAGATTCCAATACGATGAGCCGTCCTTTGAGGACAGCGTCCCCGCCTTGATTATATTTGCCACCAAGGTACCGGAGGTGATGAAATCTGCCACGATTGCACCATCTGCGGTAATTGCCGTTTCGTAGGGACCGTCGTATCCGTTTGAAGAAAAGCCAAGACCGCCTACATTCCAACGCCAAATATTCACAGCGTCTTCAATCGTAGGCGCATCCATAACAAGCAGTTCATACGGCTGTCCCGTTTCATCCCCACGGAGGACAACATAGCCGCCGTTTTGACCTGTGATGAGCTTCGTAGCATTATTGATAGCCGATGTCATAAGGCTTGGCAAGCGGTCAACTTTTTGTGTTGCGCTCTCCACCGCGCTTTGCGTATCGGATATCGTATTTATAAGTGTGCTTTTTGCAGAGCCGAGAGTAATTGATACATACTTTTCCGCAAGAGTGTCATAGACGGTGGTAACAACCTTTGCTGTGGCTGACACTCCAAGGTCGGTATGCTTAATGGTTACTCGGTCGCAAAGCGAAACCCTTTCAAGAATAGCGGCATATTCTGGCTGCTTCCATAAGGGTTCAAAAGAGACCTTGAGCGTAGGATTTTCTATGCCCAAGGGATTGTTTTCGAGATAGGTTTCGGCCTTTGAACGAAGAGCCTCCTCGGTAATCGTTTCCTCCATATCAAAGGAATCGGTAAAATCCTTTATAAGTGTTTTTCTCTGGAGCAAGGTACTGTCTGAAATCGGTAAAATTTGCTCTGCAAGAGTGATGACGATTTCATTATCCTCCGCATCCTTCGTAACCGCATAAGGAAGAAGGTCGGTATATACACCAGAAATGTCCGAATCCTGTTCAAGGCTTGTGAGGTTTTTTCCGTATTCAATCACTACACCTGCGTTAGTGCCACGCCCTTGATGGTGAATAACTTTATAGTTATCCCACTCAAATTCGCCACCCCATAAACTGATAAGAGACCCCTCCTCACCGCCAAGCACAGCGCGGATACTTTTCGGCTTGGATACCGAGAAGGGCTTACTGTTTTCGTAGTCGGTTTGGAAGGTAAAATTATGAGGTGTTAACGCATTGGAAAAGACAGCATCTATTGCCATTTGCGGCAGCAAGTCCGCCTCTTCCATTGCAGGTGTCGCAATGGTGGTAAGATCGTAAGATATGTGTTGCGCGTATATTTTTACAATGCCGTTTAAGGGCTTCGTAATTCTGTAAATGCGGAACATCTGATTTGCCGAGGTGTCGTTGGGCTTGGCTTTTATCAAGCGTTCCTTTTGTATTTCAGAATAGAACTGTCCCGTAACGGGATAGCTCATCACGCACTCATAGCTTCCGTTTCTTTCCTCTGTAACCTGACAAGAAATCGTATCAAGAAGAGTGCCGATTCCGTAAGTAGAGAAATTGGTAGCATTCGCTTTGTAAAGAACGGGAATCATATAGATTTCCACCTCGGGATAACTTCTACACTCGTGATACCACCATCAAAGGCAATGGTGTTAGTGCCGGGCGCAAAAGTAGGAAATCCGTCACCGCTTACGGTATCGTTTTTTAGCTCGGTATCGTGATAGAAATTCATTAGCTCCGAGTCGCATTCGGTGTATCCGTCTAGTGTTTCAAAAGCCCATATTTTTGTTCTGCCAGACGATTGAATCGTGAGATTTCCTGTGCCGCGACCATTTATTTTTAAGTAAGGCTTTGCGGCAAAAGGATACGGATTCACAAGTGTAAACGGAGACGAAGAATAAGTGGCTTTCTCTTGACCCGTGTAAGAAAAACGCATCGGATGACAAGAAAAGTTTACAGTAAACACGCCTATCTTGTTTACCTCGTCTGAAATATCGAGCTTATTATTAAAAACTGCTTTTCGGAAAAATGCCGTATCGTAACTGTCGGACAGTGTATGATATCTGTCGGGTTCGGTATAGAGCCAACACTTAAGAGCCGTTACTTTATCTGCAAGCTCCTGTATGCTTTTTGCGGTGATAAAGCAAGTATAGGATACCGTTGTGTTCGGGAATCTTCCGTTGGGGAAAATCAGGTCTCCGTCCCGCCCCGGTATGGACTGACATTTGACGTCATACTTGGGGGCGGAAAAGATGTCCTTTGAGCTAATACGAACGCCCATATCCTTGGAGCTGATACCGTTATAAATAAAATAATTCATGCAAATACCACTCCTTTCCTCTGGGCAAAGGCACCAGCGGTTGCCATAATTTCGTTAGTCAACTCGGTGATGTCCTCGCTCGTATAGTTATTGAAATTTTGAATGTTGAGTTGAAGAACAAAGCCTCCCACCGCACCCTGTGTTCCATCGGTTATAGTGCTGTGCGCATTGACATCTATGTCCTTTGGAAGCGTTGTTGACAGATCCGCAGAAAGGTCATTAAATACGCCGTTGAGGTCTTTGCTCATATCCGTTGCCGCATCGATAGCTTCACCTGCAGTTTCATCAATACCACCTGCAAGACCCGTCATAAGCATATCACCGACCCACGCCATTTTTCTTGAAGGCGAATGGATGCCGAAGAAGTCGCAAATGCCGTCCCAAAGGTCGGATGCCCAGCTTGAAACTTTATCCCATATCCAAGAAGCAAGGCTTTGTATGCCTTCCCACAAGCCCTTTACAAGGTTTGCGCCAACATCAACGAAAGAGCCGAGACCATTCATAAGAGCACTTACCAAAGAGCTAACAATTTGAGGCATTGCCTTGACAAGCTCCATAATAATCGTGGGCAAATTCGTTATAAGGCTCATAAAGAGGTCAATGCCCGCTTCAATGAACTTGTCGATACTTCCGAGAAGTCCGTTGATGATGCTGTTTATAAGCTCTGGCAAACACCCCACTATCGTAACGATTATCGTAGGAAGCTCGGTAATTAAAGACGTAAGCAAATCAATGCCACAGTCAATAATCATCGGTATCATCCCAAGCAGAGTGTCTATAATGCCCGTAATAATTTCAGGTATTGCGTTGACAATCGTGAAGATGATTTCAGGCAACGCGCCTATGAGAGATGTGATAAGCGTAAGTCCCGCGTCAATAATCAGCGGAACTGCTCCTATCACGGCATTAAGAATCCCCTCGATAATCACGGGGATAGCCGAAACTATCGTAAGCACGATATCCGGGAGCGCGCCGATGAGTGATGTGATAAGCTGAACGCCCGCATCAATCAAAAGCGGAATTGCGCCAATTACAGCCGTAAGGATACCATTGATAATTTCGGGAATAGCCGCCACGATGGTTTCGATAATTTCAGGCAAGGCTCCTACAAGCGAAGTAATTAACTGAAGTCCTGCGTCAATTATCTGCGGGATAGCTTCTAGCACCGCCGTAAGGATACTCTCGATAATGACCGGGATTGCCTCAACTATCGTTTCTATAATCGTGGGCAAGGCATCTACCAAAGCAGTAATAAGCGTTATGCCTGCGTCAACGATACTCGGAAGTGCATCAAGCAAAGTGCTGAGTATTGCGTCTATGATTTTGGGGATTGCCGCCACTATCTTCTTGATAATCGAAGGCAAAGCCTGAACCAAAGAAGTAATCAGCTTGACACCTGCGTTAATAATTTGCGGTATCGCACCCAAGATTGCGGTCAGTAAGCCCTCGATGATTTGCGGTATTGCCGCAACGATAGCATCAATTGTGCTCGGCAGTGCGCCAATAATCGATGTCAGAAGTTGAACGCCCGCATCAATAATCTGCGGAATCGCACCGAGCAAGAACTGAATGATGGAGTCGATAATCTTCGGTAAGGCTTCAATCAGCACGGGAATGGCGTCGAGCAGGCCTTGAGCCAAGCCCATAATGAGTTGCAATGCAGCATCAAGGATGAGAGGCAGATTGTTTATAAGAGTTTCAACGATTTTTACGACCACTTCAACTATTGACGGAATCAACTGCGGAAGTGCTGCCGCTATACCGCTAACAAGTGTAATAATTACTTGCAGAGCCGCATCGATAAGAAGCGGTAATTGGTCTATAATACCATCTACAAGGGCAAGCACCAATTGCAGTGCGCCATCTGCTATCTGCGGAAGTCCCGATATTAGTGCATTCAGTATTGTGAATATGATTTCGGTTGCCGAATTCACAATTATCGGAAGATTGTCCACGATGGCAGAGCCGATTGAGGTTACCATAGTGGTTATCATATCCAAAAGCACCGGGAGATGCTCCATAAATACGTCAATGACCTTCGGCAAAATCTCGCCTATGACATCTGCCATTTTGGAGAGGTCTCCGTCTGCATCCTTTATTCCGTTGGTAAATTCACCGAGAAGGCTGACACCATCAGTAGCAAGGTCTGTAAGAACGGGTAAAAGTATCGTGCCAAGTGCATTCTTTGCGGCTGTTGCGCCTACGGAAAGGTACTGCAACTGGTCATCAAGTGCGCCGTATGCGTTGAGGGCATCGTCACCGAGAACATAACCTGCTTCTTGAGCCTCCTTGCCAAGCTCCGCCATTCGCTCTGCACCCGCTTCGATAAGAGGGTTGAGTTCCTGTGCAGATTTGCCGAGGATCGTCATTGCGATGGCATCACGCTCGGTTTCGTTTTCCATCTTGCCGAGAGCATCAATGATTTCCCAATAGACAGTATCGCTATCGCGCATATTGCCTTCGGCATCATAAACGGCAACACCGAGCTTCTGGTAAGCCTCGGTCATTTCGTTCATCGAAGGCGCCACGGGCTGTGAAGCACTCGTTACATCTGCTTGCGCCGATGCAAGATTTATCTGCGCTTGTTCCAATGCGATAGCAGCTTTTTGAACCGATGCAGAAGCATCACCGCTTTCCGCAAGAGCCGTGTTATAGGCATCTTGGGATGAGGTCAGCTTGTTCTGTGCCTTTTGCAAAGCAACAGCCGCCTTTTGCGCTTGTTCGGAGTCAGCACCATTCTTTTCAACGGCTGCGTTGTAAGTGATTTGTGCGGACTCCACGCCAAGCATCGCATCCTCAACGGCAGCATAGGCTTTGGTCACGGTTGCACCGCTTGCCTTGACTGCTTCATCATAAGCAATCTGTGCCTTTTCAAGATTTAGCTGTGCAGTCTCTACCTTTGCTTCCGCCTTGGCGAGCTTTTCCATATCCACAGTAGCTTCGCCAACAACGTCGGTCACTGTTGCCATCGACTTGATGTTTTTCGCCATAGACTTGGTCAGCGTTTCGGTAGAGACGTCAACAAGCTCTGCGGCATACATATACTCTTGGAGCTTATCGGTGGCGATACCTGTTTGGGTTGCGGTGGTCAGTACATCATCGGCATAAACCGCACCCTCGGTTGCCATATCCACAAGAGCTTTTCCGGCAGCTACGGCGGCGGCAGAAACGGCTGCGAAGGCGGCAGCTATGGTGGCCGCGGTTGCTTTGCACACGGTACCAAGCCCCTCAAAAGAAGGACCCGCCTCATCTGCATCCTTTGCCGCGTCATCCACCTCTTTACCGAAATCGTCTGCGGCTTCCCCGGCTTCGTCCATTCCTTTGCCGGAATTTTCGATAGCCTCGTTATTATTTTTGACCTCGCGCTCCATACCATTTAGCGCGGCTTCAGCGTTATTCAACTGAATTTGCCACGCCTGTGTACGCTTATCGTTTTCACCGAAGGATTCGGCTGCATTTTTTAGTGCCGCACGTAATACTTCGATTTTTTCTTTTTGCGCATCGATTTGTTTGCCGAGGACTTCATTTCTGGCGGTCAGAGCTTCGACAGATTTATCGTTCTTATCGAATTCCGACTCCACAAGCTTCATTTCCGAACCGAGAACCTTGAAGGATTGGTTGATTTCCGCCAGTGCGGACTTGAATTCCTTTTCGCCTTCAAGACCAATCTTCAGTCCGAATTTTTCTGACATATATCACCACCTCCTGTTTAGATTCCGTCGGGAATAATATCGTCTATGAAATGCTCCCGCTTCGGTTTGGATATGCCTGAAAATTGTTTGTGACATTCCCAAAGGTCGAGTAAGAGACCAAACGGCATAAGACCCACCTCATCAAGCGAAAGATGAAGGTGGGCAATGCCATAATAAATGAGCCGAGTAAACAGCTCCTCGTCACTTACTCGACCACCGTGTTTTTTGTGTCAGGCTCACTTTCTACATTGCGCTTGGTACCCTTATAAAGAGCCTCGGTGATTGCGGTCTTGTAGGAGGCAAGGTCTGCGGGAATGGTCAGAAGTTCCACCATATCCTCCGTAAGAAGGTCACGGTGATCATCCTTGTGCTTGAGATTATGAATGAGGAGAGACTGATTGGCAAGGAGCGTAATCAACCATACGATCTCACCCAGCGCCATCTCAAAATTCTCACTCTTCATGAGCTTATCTCCAAGGTTCTCAAGACCACCGTAGCGTCCAGCAATTTCCTTGGTGGCTTTCGTTGTAAGGACAAGCTCATAGTCCTCACCGCCGATTGTAATAATTGCGGTTCTGTCCGTTGTCATTATTCAGCACCTCCGTCTTCATTTGTGGTTGCGGTATAAGAAGGTTCATAAACCTCTTTATACCAATTGGTGATGGTGCTTTCCGCTACCGAAGTATCTCCTTCTGTCACCTCTGCCTTCCAAGGATGCTGACCCTTTCCGTCCGCTTTGTTACGGCGCAAAATAGTTCCCTCAATGGTGGGAGTGGAAAAGGTGATGCTGTCGCCCTTGGTAGCAAGGTTGGTGGCGGGAATGCCAAATTTGACGCGGTAAAGCCAATAATACTTATACTTGCCGTTGGCTTTCTTGGCGCGAAAACCGACAGCAACGGGATCACC